TCCGTTCAGCTAGAACTTCAAACACAATCCTTGCTGGTGCAGACCAAGGTACGCTGATTGACATTACCAGCGGCACATTCAGCCAAACCTTCACCGCTGCTGCAACACTTGCTTCTGGTTGGTGGTTGTATATCCGCAACTCAGGTACTGGTGATATTACACTTGACCCGGATGGCGCTGAGACGATTGACGGCTTGACCAGCTACATTATGTACCCTAATGAGGTTCGGCTAGTGCAATGTGACGGTACGGGCTTGCAATCGATTGTACTAAATGCATTTTATCGGGCGTTTACTACTAGCGGTACGTTTACGAAGCCACCCGGATACACGCAGTTTATGATTGACGCATTCGGCGCTGGTGGAGGTGGCGGCAGTGGTCGGAAAATGGGCTCCGGCACTAATCAGTCTGGCGGCGCAAGTGGTGGTGGTGGGAGCTACATTTCACGCCTTTTACTAGCGTCTGAAATTTCTTTGTCTGAAGTTGTCACCGTGGGCGCTGGTGGAACTGGTGCGGCGGGTGGGAATGACCCTACTACACCGGGAGTTAGTGGTGGCACTGGCGGAACTACAACCTTTGGCTCTCTTGTAACAGCCTACTCTGGCGTTGGTGGCGGCGGCGGTCAATTAAGTGCTTCTGCGACTGGTGGGCTAGGGGGTGGTGTTATTTTAACAACGAATTCTTCTAGCACTAAGGCAGAGCTTAGCAACGGTGGCGCTGGTGGACAAATCAACTATGCCAATGCGAATGGTTATGTAGGATACGGTTCGTTTGTTAGTGGCGCAGCAGGTGGCGGCGGCGGGGGACGACCTACCGATCGAAGCGGAGGCGCTGGTGGCTCTAAAATAAATCAAGGCGGTGGCGGTAGCGGAGGCGCTGTGGGAACAGGGACAACACCGGGGACTAATGGTGGTGATGGCCTAAGTTTTAGGTTTGGCGGAGGTGGAGGCGGTTCTGCATATCAAGCATCGGCGGGAAACGGCGGGGCGGGTGGAGTTAACGGAGGCGGTGGAGGTGGCGGTTGCTGCTATGGCTACTATATTACAGAAGCCTACTCTGGCAGTGGCGGCGCTGGTGGCCGTGGTGAAGTAAGAATACAGGGGATCGCATGAACGCACATCAACTAGATGCTAACGGCAGCATCATAAACACTATTGTAGTAAATTCGCTGGATGTTTTTCCGAACTTGATAGACGCATCCATTGGGGGGGTAATTGGCGATGTATGGACGGGCGCGGTAATTGTTAAAAATTTTCGTAATTTGGAAACAGAAAAAGCTGAGCTTATTGCACGAGTTAAGTCCGAAGCGGGTGAAGTTACTCAACAAGTTCTACAAGGTTTAGTTAGTGAGTATGAGCTTGCAGAACAGGAAGCATCCGAATACAAAGCATCTGGCTATTTAAACACACCAATACCGGGCAGTGTGCAATCTGAAGTTAACTCAAAAGCGGCTAAGGGTGTGATTATTACTGCTGCTGTAGCTTGCGACACAATTTTGGCGGCGGCGACAGCTTGGCGAATTGCTCAAGCCGAACTACGAAATAACAGGTTAACAGTGTCAAGCGCTGTTGAAATAGCTAAAGATACGATTGCATTAAACGTAATTAAAGAAAAACACGACACTTTTATGACAGCGCTTAAAATACAGTTGGGCATATTGAAAAATGACTCTAGCTCAACAAATTCTACTGCGGCGACTATGCCAACGACTGTTATATGAGCAGCCCATCCATAGTACTAGGCTGTGTTGCTAATCTGTTTAGCCGACAAATGCATTTTCAGGAGGCGGGAGATATAGAGCATGGCCATGTGCATAGCTTTGACCACTTGACGCTGTTGGCCTCTGGTTCTTTACGCATTACTGTGGACGGATTGGCAACAGAGTTTAAAGCCCCACACATGATTTACATAAAAGCTGAAAAGAATCACGAACTGGTGGCGCTACAAGACAACACAGTTGCATATTGCATTCACGCTTTGCGGGATGGGAACGGGGTAGACGACATACTTGACCCAGAAATGGTCCCAAATGGAGTTTCTTCTATTGACTTTGCATTGCCTGTAATAGAATGAAATTCTTCTTTAAAAACCCAAACCACCTAAGCCGGAGTAATAAATGGAACGCAACGTGGACTTTGCACACACTCGAATTGACGACTTAGAAAAAGAGATCGTAGCGATTAAGACTGAAGTTCGCATTCAGTTCAAAGACCTATTCGGGCGGGTGAAGCGCTTAGAGACAATTTTATTAGCGGCAACCGGCACGATAATGGTTCTGCTGCTGACTGTTCTGTCAAAAATGGGTTAACGTGTTACTTGAGCTCGCTGCTGCCAACGCTGCTTTTGCAGTTATTAAAGAAACCGTGGCCAATGGTGGGGACATCATGGCAGCGGGGCAGCATCTTTTCAGTTTCTTTGACAACAAAGCGGCGATAGCTAAGAAAGCCGGTCAATCAGGCTCAGACTCAGAGGCGTTTTTTGCATTAGAGGCTATCAAACGGAACGAACAAGAGCTGCAAGAGCTGATGATCTACTGCGGGCGGGCGGGGTTGTGGGACGATTGGTTGCAGTTTCAAGCTGATGCAAAGCGGAAACGAGATGCAGCGGTCAAGGCTGAAGCACTAGCTAGATACAAGCGCAAACAAATGATCTGGGCGTGGATTAACGGTATTTTGATTACGGTTTCTGTTTTATCCGGCGTGATTGTTATCGCCGTATTGGTGTGGGCCATATATACGAGGGGTGGAAATGGATGATCTTATCGCGATGGTTAAGGGCTTTGCGCCCGGTATTGCAACTGCGCTGGGTGGCCCTTTGGCTGGCATGGCAGTTAGTGCGCTTTCTAAACAGCTTGGCGTCGAAAATGAAGTAAACGCGGTGATGAAGGCAATCAACAAAGACCCGGAGGCGGAAGCCAAAATTAAACAACTCGAACATGACAAATTTAAAGCTATTCTTGAAGATAAAAACAGCGCTCGTGAGCGCGAGGTGTCTATTGCTGCGAGTGCGAATGCGCCTCTTCTTAACAAAATTGTTACGCCAGCTTTGGCGCTAGGGGTTGTAGGCTTATCGTTCCTACTGTTCGCGGTGCTGATCTTTGTGGAGGTAAAACCCGAGGCCAAAGATATTCTGATTTACATTTTAGGCGTGCTGTCAGCGGCGGTGACGCAGATTCTGTCTTACTACTTTGGCTCTTCAATGGGGAGTAAAGATAAAGGTGAACAGTTGAGGTCCGTTGTAAAATAACTTGGAGTATTGCTGTGTTTCTCTGGATACCCGTTGCGTTTATTTGTTTTACGAATGGTTCCTGCGGGTTTGCCGATGGGGGCTTAATGGTAACCGCCAGAGAGTGTGAACAGAAAAATTACGTGGTCAGACAGAAGTTGGCCACAGACCTAAGCGTTGACGCTTTTGAGCTCACATGCTTAAAGATTAAACCTAAGACAGCGGACTCAATATGAAACTTACTGCCAACTTCTCCCTTGCGGAGATGACCAAAAGCGAAACCGCCCTACGCCATGACATCGACAACACCCCCGATGCCGACCAGCTAGAGAACCTGACTATTCTGTGCGAGTGCGTGCTGCAGCCCGTGCGCGAGCGCTTTGGTATGGCGGTTAAAGTCAATTCAGGTTTTCGCAGTGTTGAGGTAAACACCAAAGTCGGTGGCTCCAAAACATCAGATCATTGCCGGGGCATGGCTGCAGATATAGAAATTCCCGGCGTACCGAACGCAGAGCTGGCCCAGTGGATCATGGACAATTTGAGCTTTCGGCAGGTAATTCTTGAGTTTTATACCCCCGGCATCCCTGATTCGGGATGGGTGCATGTCAGCTACAACCCCGGGGATAACAAAAAGCAGGCGCTTACCGCTACCAAAAAAGACGGTAAAACGGTATACTTATCCGGACTTGTTGCATAAGAGAGCACCATGCCCTTAAAGAAAATACTACTCAAGCCCGGTGTTAACCGCGAAAATACCCGCTACACCAATGAGGGCGGGTGGTACGACTGCGACAAAATTAGGTTCCGACAAGGCACACCAGAAAAGGTGGGCGGATGGGTGCAGTACAACGCAGGCCGGTTTTTAGGTATCTGCCGCTCGCTACTTAAGTGGGTGACGCTGAGTAATCTGTCCCTGTTGGGGGTCGGCACAAACATCAAGTACTACCTAGAGCTGGGCACAATTTTCTACGACATCACGCCCATACGAAGAACAAGCGGTGTGGGAGATGTAACCTTTGCAGCCACTACGGGCTCTACTACCCTTACGGTAACTGACGTAGGCAACGGCGCGGGTGTTGGGGATTTCGTTACCTTTAGTGGGGCTGCAGGCCTTGGCGGCGTTATAACCGACACGATACTAAATGCAGAGTATGAAGTCGTAAGCCTCATTGACGACGACAACTACACGGTAACGCTATCTACCACGGCTAACGCCTCGGACACAGGAAACGGCGGCTCCTCTGTTGTGGGTGCGTATCAATTAACCATTGGCGCTGCGATTGAGCAAACACTTACTGGCTGGGCTGCAGGGCCTTATAGTTTTGGTACGTGGGGTAACGGCACTGTTTCGATTATTGAGGCGATACGCATTTGGAACCACCAAAACTTTGGTGAAGACTTAATCTACGGCCCTCGTGGCGGCGGCATTTACTACTGGGATGCAAGCAACGGCGTTGGCACCCGCGGCGTGGTGCTGACTGGCTCAGACGTGCCTACCCTGCAAAACAACCTCATCGTGTCAGATGTGTCGCGCTTTGTGCTGTGTTTCGGTGTGAACATTTTGGGCGAGTCTGAAATTGACCCCATGCTGATACGCTGGTCAGACCAAGAAGACCCAACCAACTGGACGCCAGCGATTACAAATCAAGCAGGTGACTTGCGATTGTCTATTGGCTCAAGCATCATTACGGCCAGCCAGACCCGTCAAGAGATACTGGTTTGGACCGATGCGGCGCTGTATTCTTTGCAGTACCTTGGCCCTCCCTTTGTGTGGGGTGCGCAAACCGTTGGTGAGAACATCTCCATCATCTCCCCCAATGCCAAGGCAACTGCCAACAACATCACCTACTGGATGGGCACGGATAAGTTCTACAAGTACGACGGTCGTGTACAAACACTGCGCTGTGACTTGCGCCAGTTTATCTTCCAAAACTCTGACCCAACCCTGACGCTAGAGCGCTCTCAAGCAGGGCAGGTATTTGCCAGTACGGTCGAGGCGTTTAACGAGGTGTGGTGGTTCTACTGCTCTATTGGGGAAGACTACCCTAACCGCTATGTGGTCTACAACTACGTGGAAGATGCTTGGTACTACGGCACAATGTCGCGCACAGCATGGCTGGATAGCGGCCTGAACGCGGTTCCAATTGCGGCTACGCCAAACAGGTACTTGACTTCACAGGAAACCGGTGTAGACGACGGCGAGACAGGCACGCTGCAGCCTATCGAGGCCTACGTTACGTCCTCTGAGTTTGATATTGACGATGGGCACAACTTTGGTTTTATCTGGCGTTTGCTCCCAGATTTGACTTTCCGGGGCTCTACGTCTGACTCTCCCGTGGCTAACTTCTCCTTGCTGCCCTTTCAGAACTCAGGCTCTGGCTACAAC